GAAGCCTTTCGAAGTACCGTTCCATGACGAACTGGTCTTCTACTGTTATATTAAACTTCCGTTCCATAACCACACGAGTGGTCATTGGGATATCTACAGGTTTCATATATTCTGCCAAGTCAATCTTCCCTAATTGCTCCTTGAGCCAATAATCGTCAATGCGAAAATGACTACCAGCGGTTTCTCTCAATAGGTACTGACAAAAGGATTGAACGACAGGACAACCACGTGTCATGCACATGGTGGACATGGCTTTGCCACGCAACAACTCCAGCATCGTTTTTGATCCTGACTTAGCATACTTGCCACTTATCCATCCCATATTTAGTATGATTTTTATGGGATTGACGACATTAATTAAATCATGTTCATGAAACACTAGCCCGCAGAAGCTAGCTGTACATAAGTCGTCATGCAACTCAATTTTCACATTCATGCCTAATCGTGTGTAGACATTTTGGAGTTCAGCGAGTCCCATTCCTTTAGGGAGGAACAAGCGTGCTAAGCAATCATCGCCTTCGATGACACATTTGCTTTCTTTAAGTTGCAGGTATTTGCACACAAACAGGAATATCATATAATTAGTAAACCCGTTGCCGAGTGACGTAGTCATCTCTCCCGACATCCTACCAGCAGGCAGGAAACACTTCAAGACTTTGAAGAAGATGGAATTTGTTGAAGTAACCGTTTTCTCGTAATAGTCCAAGACCTTGCGGGCCTCAGGACAGTCACGAGCCATTCTGCGATACAGTTGGAATTCACATGCCCTCATTAACTTTGCCGTAAAATGAGATTCGTAGGCGGTATAGTCCGTAGCCATATATGTTGCACCGGGGTGGCTCAGACGATCCAGTATATATTTGGCCCGTTGCATAACAGGCACATGCTTCACAAAAGCTGGATCCTTATATAATACCTCTTCAATTTGCTTGAAGAGCGGTCCGACAATGACCTTGAATGGGTCCTTGCGGGCATAAATAGCCCGCTCGTGTTTGTAGGCCGGGTAAGTTTCAGGTTTCCCAAATGCATCTACTTGCACCCATTT